AATTTATGACCAACCTGTACATCTGTCTTTTCATATTCTCCATCATCTTCTCTAAATACACTTATTAAAGCAGCAGGGTCATCTTCTGTACCTGTAATTTCAAAGCTGCTATCAGGTACATTTATAGTACCATCACGCACAATGCGATCTATCTGACCTCTTGCAACACCACCGCTTGAATTCCATCTAACATAATCACCTACAGATAATTCATCTGGTTCTGCACGTTTAGCTTTTGCACGTTTTGTTTTAGGCATAGCGTCATTGTTTCTTAATTCTTTTATTCTAGCTGATTTTGAGTCAGAAAAACTTTTACCTGCATCACCACCCCATGCAGCCCACGCTACTCTGCCATTACTAGGGTATCCATCTTCACCAGGTCTAAAACCTTCTGCTTCTTTATCTACTTCATGTCTTGCAAACCATGCTGACATTTGTATTACAACATCTGCTGATAACTCATTACCACTTAATATTTGTGTTGCCCTTCTTGCTGCAACTTCTGTACCACCACCTTCACCTTCTGCTTTCCAATCTCTATATCTTTGTGCTTCCTCTCTCATACCTGCTGTCGGCATAAGGTCTATTTCTGTACCATTAATAACTGCCATCTGAACTATCCGCTACGTTTTCTGCATCTTCTCCTGATGGTGGGTCAGTATCACCAAAAGGGTCAACAGTATTTATAGGTTTATATTGACTACCACCAGATTTATTTGTAGCTGATGGGTCACTATCTGTAATAATGTTCATTTCATCTAGTTTTGCCAGTTCTGTCTGTCTTGCAATAAGCAGTTCTTCTATATCTCCACCATTCTCACTAACAACATCTGTAAGTGTTTTAAAACCACACCTTACTGCATCTTTCATAGCAGCCACTTCTTTCTGTGGGTCTACATAACTGTAACCTCTACATACCCATCTAACCTTTTCATATACTTCTGGTGTTGTTGAATATGTAGGTAATGTTAATGTGCCACTTAGTACTGCCATTTCTAACCAATATTCATATATAGGTTGGTAAAACACTTCTTTTAACATCTTCTGTAGTGTTCTCCAATGGTCTCTGTCCTGTAACATAGCTAACCTGCTACTGCTGTAATTACTTTGGCTGTAGTCACTAGATATAGCTTCAAAACTGCAACCTAAACCACTAGCCATACTACGCAACATAGCCCTTACAAATGGCTCAAATTCACCATTAGATTTATCCAAGTCAGGTACAGATATAGATTCACCTGGTGCTAGATATTTAAAAGTACCTGGTTCAAATCCACTAACACGTTCATAATCAAATACTTCACCACCTGCATCTAGTTCACCTTCTGGACTTGTAATAAATCCCATAAGTGCAGAACTTGCACGTTGTCCTACAACTGTTGCTTCTATATATCCATCTAACTGGTGTAAATGATTTATTGCACTTGATAAAAAAGGTACACCCCTATGTTGGCCTGGTCTAAGTGGCAAGAATAAATGTATTACATCTTTTGCAGGTACAATAATATGCCTTCTTTCTTCAGGAACTGTTGCAAAGTTTGTATCACCAGGGTGTTTTTTTAGAAATGCATAACTAACAGCCCTACCTTCTGGACTTAGCTCTATACCTAACCTCCATACATTTTTATTACTTTTTTTTATGCCCTTATAATCTTCATCTAACTGTTCTGCTTCTAATATTTCTAAGGAAAAAGGTATTTTGCTTCTACCATAGGCTTTTCTATGGATAACAATAAAACATTCACCACTTTCTATCATTGACCTAACTGCTAATCTTTCCATTTCAGAAAAACATAAAACACCACGTATATCACAACTATCTTTTCTACCCCATTTACTCCATTCACTCTCTATTGACTCATTGATTCTTGTATTAGGTGTACCGCCACGTTGACTTTTTATCTGTGCTTGCATAGTTACACCCTGACCTACAATCTGGTTAGTTGCATATCTTATGGCCTGTGCTGCATAATTATTATTACGTACTAAATCATGTACACGTTTTCTAAGTGTATTTATAGAGTTTTTATAACTTTGATCTGGTGAAGATAATGGTGTTACCCAACTAAGGTTTGTTCTATCTAATCTTGCACCTGCATACATTCTTTTTAACCTATTTCTACGACTATTTAAGTCATTATTAGATGTAAATAAGCCCTTCCAAGCGTTTCTTAAGCCCATTTAACTCTCCTAAAAGCGTACATAAAGGTTTTTAGGGTCGCCTAAGCCTTGTGACTTAAGACTATACCTCTTTTCACTTAATACTATCGCCTTTAACTGACTTTCTCTATCTCTTAAGTCTTTTATGTCTATTCTTTTAAATGTTCTGTTACCAATACTGTATTCTTGTGCCTTATCAGATACTAATGCCCTAATTGCAGCAGTAACCGCATCTAAGTCCTGTTCTGCTTGTGTTCTGTTATCTAATGCAGCAGGTGTACCAGTATATTGTAAAGATTGTTTTACTACTAACTCACCATTACCTATTTCAAATACTTTTCCACTTTTAAATGCTCTAGCAGACCAAAACCAATTACCTGCAGCAAAACCTGCACTATCTGTAGCACTTATTGTAAACTGCCAACCTGTACTGTTTGAATATTGTGTTCCTGTAGCTGTATGACCTTCACTAGATGTATTTGTACGTAAGTAATATTCTAATGTCCAATCAGGACTACTTATAGTTTCATCAATACCTGCAGTTGTAGCTTCATCTACCCATTCAACTGTAGTACCTGCAATTATTTCACTAGGTAAATCAGATTTCCACATAGTTTTACCAGTTAGTTACAAAATCATTTTTACGTGATGTTCTTATTGTACCTTTTTTTTGTTTAACAACATCATCTGGTTTATTTATTTTATTTTCTAACTGTTCCCATACTGTATTTCTATTGAATTTGCTGATATATAAACACATAGCTGCATAACTATATACCCACGTATCTAAACACTCATTCCTAACACCTGCCTTTTTTACCCATTGTGGCATCTGGAAACCACTACGATTAGTTTTCAATATCTGACGTTCTGCTGTTATCTGTTTGAAATATTCTTCTGTTGTACTTGCATGAAAATGCACATATCCATAACTACCTATTTTATTATTCTTTAATCTACCCATTAAAGTATTTTTTATTGTATCTACACCTAATGGGTATACCTTACCTCCTTTTTTTATTGCCCTGTTTGCTTTTCTAAAATTTATATCTACTCTTGTAGGTCTACCGATAGCAGGTTTATTTGCCTGTGATTGTCCTTTAATTGCAATAACACCCTGTGCTACTTTTTCTCTAGCAAACTGGTAGACCTCTGAGGTATGTAAACCACCTGAGTCAACAGCACTAATAACAGGTACAAGACTTTTACCATTCTCATGTTCATACTGTTGGTTTATAACAATCTCTAGCTGCTTCCATACTTCTGCCTGATGTGGATCACCATACAGCACAACATGATCTATAAAATATGACTCTTCACCTTTACCCCAACCCCATGTACTAACTTCTAATCTATCTATCTGACAATCAACACCCTGTGTTATAAACAAAACACCCATAGGACATACACCCTGTTCGTAACTTTCACATCTTCTTAACAACCCTTCTGCACTCATAGCACTTACATAATCTGTTTCAAATGTTTCTGCTAAACGTGTATTTACAAATGTCTTTATCAATGGTGCATCACCTTTTGCTTTGTTAAATTCCATAACCATTTCTTTCCAACTAAACCAACCTAATGGACTATATAAACCATTTAGCCTAAAACCTGCTGTTATACCATCACCTTCTTTATTAGCCCTCCATTCACCCTGTCTTAGCATTTTTGTTTTATGACTTTCATCAAATAAACTATCACAATGAATACATTTATATTGCACATTATTTATATCTTCTTTTTGTAACTGTTTCCATCTTAAATCCTGATACTCACCGCATATAGGACAAGGTACGTAAAACAATCTGCAATCAGATGCTAAATATTCTGATTCTATTCTTGAAAAATCCTTAATTGTAGGTGTAGATGTAAGTAATATCTTTTTTCTTGTACTAAAAGTTGTTGCCCTCTTTTCCGCAAGAGCTACAGGGTCACCTTCACCTGACGCATCAGATGGAAACGCATCTACTTCATCACAACTTATATACCTACATGGTGTTGATCTTAGTCCTGTTGCTGAGTTAGCACCTGTAATTAACATCATGCCACCAGGAAATTCTTTACTGCTTAGTGTATTACCACTATCTCTACTTCTTGCAGGTGCTATCTTTTCATTTAGACAAGGGGTGTCTGTAATCATACTTTCTAATCTTTGCTTACTTAATCTCTTACCCATTTCTAAGGTAGGTTGCACTAATAACATAGGTGCAGGTGCATGGTCTATTACATAACCTAGCCAACAATTCTGTGCTTCTGTTTTACCTGTCTGTGCTGCAAACATTAACACCACTCTTTGTATAGGACTTTGTGTACCTAAACAATCCATAGGTTCTTTTAAATATGGTGTTCTGCTTGTTCTCCATTTACCAGGTTCACTACTAGCTTTACTAGACAGGATTCTATAAGTATCAGCCCATTCACTAACAGTTAAAGACTTTTCTGGTTTAAGACCTGCTAAAAAACCCTCTTCCCATGCGTTCATAATTGTGCAAGATTATTTAGTGCTTCTTTATGCTCACTATTTATTATCTGGTGTATAACAGTTGCATCATCTTCACCTGCCAACTGATGACTTAACCTATCTGCTAAGTTTGTTAATGCTTCTCTAATAGCTCTACCTTTTGCAAAACTACTTTTTTTTATATCTTCAACACTAACTAACTGTTTTTTCTTTTCTTCTACATCTAACTTTGCTAATTCTGCTAAATAAAATTCTCTTTTAGCTTTACTTTCTGCAAAATCTGGTATTGAGTCAGCAGGTAAATTATCTATCTTTTGTTTTAGTTCTTGTTTTGTGTCCTTAACTTCCTTAACAGGTAAAAAATTACCCTCCCATGCCTGTAAAGCTAAATCTTTATCTAAAAAATCTTTTCCATCTTCTGTTTTTACTAATGCTTGTTTAAATATACCTTTTGCTTTTCTTTGTGATACTGCACTTTTACTAACATTTTTTATTCTCGCTAAATCTACATAAGTAATAAGCATTTGATAAGAGTTAAGCACTTGTTAACCATAATAGTTAAGTAGTTAAGTTACTGCAAACGCTGACGCTAAATAATTTCGGAGTCCTTCCTCTTCC